CTGTTCCATCTTTGTATCTACGCGCAAAATAACTTTTTCCACTGTTTCCAGTTTCGTCATGATACCATGAAACCTCACGTTCATGGGGCTCATTCGCGAGATACTCGGTGAGGTTGAGCTGCCATCCAGCTCTGGGTTCCAGGACCTCTTCTGCTTCGTGGGAGTAGGTGGTATTAACGAGTCTGACGAATCGAGGATACTTAGCGAGGATGTTGGGGTAAAGTTCAATAAGCTCGAGTTCGGTGAGCTTGGCTCTTTTAGAATGTTGAACAAATTCTATTAAATCAGAACGCTTACCTTGGCCTCCGACGGGTTCTCCGTAACGGATGGCTTCAGAGAGTCGCGGTTCTTTAGTACAATACTTAACGTTGTCTTCCATAGTTCCTCTTGATACCTCAAGGTGAGCACGGGGGCTAAGAGCCCGTTTAGCTGTAGCTAGAGTAACCCGCTTGTTAAACTGAACGTATCCTTGATAATGTTCAGTCCCATTATCTCCTTGTTCTAGTTGATAAATAATAAACTCTATTGCCTGGGCTTGCCGTCCAGGGATGTCCGCATATAGACCCAATTTATCTATATCTATTTGGGTTGGGTTGTTTAAAGTCCATGAGTAGTTCTTGGCGGAAGGCATGCCTTCACTAAGGGGAATGTTCCCTTTTTATACTTTTTAAAGTCGTACAGAAGGTCGGGAGGAGTGCATATCCGGGTCCAGGTAAATTTACCTCAAAATTTTACTGCTTCCCCGATGTTTCTCTGGTTCCCGAGGTGGGGGTAATACTAATCCCCACCTCTCTTGACATTGGGAATGTCCGCACTTTCCGAATTATCCGAAATGCGGAGAATTAGAAATTAAATGGCCGTAGGTAGATTTTTCAACGGTAAACGAAAATTTGGTGCTATTGCCGCAAGGACTGCTATGGGCTTGGCTGCAGCCGCATTTCAAGCTAATAAGAGACGTAAAGCCTCTAGGCCGAGGGCCAGAACTAATTTAAGAATGAAAATGGGAGGTTCGAGAAATAAAACCCGAACACTGTATAAAGGAAGAGGTTTAAGTAAAAGAGCCCGGGGAAATATAACTAAAAAGCGAAGGTTCGCTACTAAAGTTAGAAAAGCATTATCAAGTACAATGCCTATGTCTACCTTAATTGAAAAAACAACCTCTGGGCTTGAATTTTACACGGTACAAAACCCTAATCTGGGTATGACCCAGTATGTGGATAAAGGTCTTCAGTATGTATTCGGTGATACTGATTGGTTTATGCTAAGAACTAATGTGGCGGGATGGAGAGAAAAGAAAATATTTTCAGAACTTTATGAGTATAATCAAGTTAATAATGGTGTTATTGGAAATAATCCTGCTACTGATGACGATCTTGGTATGAAAATTAGGGTTACGCACCAAAAGACGCAGATAACCTTAACAAATATCAGTACGGCAAGCGATCTTAAAGTAGATGTATATGAATTTATTGCTGCTAAAACGCAGGATGATAGCAAACATAATAGTCCTGCTCAGTCCTTTTTTACTTTGTCAGCTGACGCTGTAAATAATCGTGAATTATCTAATCTAAGTACATTTGCATGTACATTAAAAGGTGTAACTCCGTTAGATATGCCTGGATTTGGTAGATATTGGAAGCTATTGAACAAAAAAAGAATTATTGTTCCATATAGTCAAGATGGTGATGCTGATCCTTATCAAGTTGTTGAATTAAGTGTAAGACCCTTTACTACAAGTCTTGTCCAAGATGAACAAACTATTAAAGGACAAACTAAGGGTTTGATTATGATTATTTCGCCTGATAATGTTGATACTGAATATGGTGCAGATGCTTTTATATGCAGAGTTGGCACGCAAACGCGTACCCATTTTAAAGTAGTTGAGCAAGGTAGTGTTGGTAATTTACCTAGTGGTTTAAGCGCCGCTCTAAGTCACAGCGCTAATATTGGACCCGTAGGTATATAATGGCCTCACGGCCTAAATAAAAAAAACTTTTTCCTTTTTAATCCTAAATTCCTAAGCCCTGCCGGCGGCATCCTAAATGATTTTTATTCTCCATCTATCCATACTAAGTTTAGTTTGATCTGGTGCGAAGTTGGCAAAGACAACTACATGGGGACTTTTAAAGTAACAACAAAAAGTCTCGTACTTAGTATTCAGGAAATATCCGTTCTTAAAATTCTCTAAGACTATGTATGGGAAAGAATCTTGGCAGTCCCTAGCCCAATCAAAAAACACTACTGGCTGTTGTTTGTATCCGTAATAGACGTCTGAGTGTCGTCCTCCAGTGACAATATAGCCTCTAGTACCTGTTCCATCTTTGTATCTACGCGCAAAATAACTTTTTCCACTGTTTCCAGTTTCGTCATGATACCATGAAACCTCACGTTCATGGGGCTCATT